CTACACATCGCCCATTGAAAATGGCAATTAGAGGAGATCCACAATCACCCTCTCGGGTTTGATTCTTAGAAGTTCCTCTAAAAGTAGGCAACATTAAGTTCTCCCCATAACGAGTGACCATGGTGTCACGACCAACCACATTGCACACAACTTCAGAGGTGGTAATAGAACCATCCTCCTCACGTGTTAAGCGGAAAGCATTAAACTCGGGTCTCTCTAAGGAGTCCTCTTTGAACATATATTCCAATAAGGAACGATTACTAGGCAAATCAACTACTCGGAATACGGCGATATCATTTGGTTCATCCAAAACGATATTAACGCCATAATTCAATATAATCGTTCGCCTCGTCCCAACAGCTGAGTTAGGTCCACACTTAGTTAAAAACATACGCGACGGACGTTTCTGGAAAAAGTGAGCATTTGTTAAATACATCTGCCCACCCAATGCTAGAACTCGCCCGAAGCAAGTTGGACCGGATCCACCATCAACTACCATATAATAGCAATTGCGGGAGAAAATTTCTAACTGTTCGCTAACAGAAATCGCACCTCGCGACAGAATAGCCGGAGATAAGTCGATATTTGATAGCACGGGTCGCTCCTTCCATGTCCAAACGTTGGTTCGCTCATTACTGGGCTGGGGAACGTTGGACGAGAAAACACCACCATTAAATTCGTGCATTTCTTCCTCATCTTCCTCTGTTTTCTTACCTTTCCTTTTAGAAATGAGAGTAAACAAACCGTAGGCTGCAGCAGCAGTTGCTACTACGTATGCGGTACACTTTAAGAAAGTTTCAACACGAGGAGAATAGAGCTCCCGGCGCAAATACCTGGACGCTCTACGCAGAACATAATCTTCCATTCTGCCTGCTAAATATCCGAACACTCGACTAAATAACATTAAGTTATATCGAATGCATAGAACGCTAGCTGAACGAAAGAAATTAATAGTGGATACATATAACCACAACCAAATAAAGCGAAGAGAGAAAAATCTAGTCCATTTTTCACTACAAATGTAGGACAATGGCTTGATTTCCTCCAAACCGGAACTTTCAACAGGGGTGGATGATTGCAAATCGCAACCATCATTACAAACACCAACCTGTAAAGGCACAGGGCACTCTTGGACCGCTTGATTGCACTCGTTACTGCAAAGTAAACGGTCACCAAAGCACAACGGACATATGGGAACTTTAGAATAAGAACCCAACGCGTCGCGCAAATTGGCTGTGTCAGCATAGTGCTGCTTAATTGCAGCACCAAACCACTTCATGAACTCCG